CAATTCACTGTTTGGGCTCACTTTGAAGATGCTCATAAAGTAAGGGAGTATTCCAACAAGCTAAAAGATCAGCGTTTAAATACTGCCGATAACGTAGGGCATAGTTGATTGAGGTTCATTCCACCCTACCGCAAAATATCTAAAAGCATCCGCTCCGTGACTAGAAAAATCATGGACGGGCTTTGCTTTATATACCCGGTTAATCTCGTCATACTCCTTGTGGTATGTAGCCAGACAATCTAATCCTAATTTACAATTTTGCTCGTCAAACCAACAGCGGTTAAACAATGATCTAGCTGCCTGTATCCCATCCATTATTCCGATATTCTTAACCACGTTAAAATGCAATCCTAGATCCGCTGCTAACTCTAGTCGTGATCTACCCGTGCCTAGCTCTCTTACTCTAATATCGTGTGGAGCCCAATGCTCATCATAGACATAAGGCTTGTCTCTTAAAAGCTTAACGTAAAATGCTAAACCTTCCCCGGAGTGTTCTTCATAATCTATAAATCTTATTTCTTTGCCATTGTTAACAGACTGAGTGAACCAGATAGAGGTGCTATCTGCCACCCCGAGGTCGAACCACGTTTGAACGGGTATAGATTGCTCCCACGGCACGTTTGTTATCCTACCCTCAGCCTTTGCCTGCCTCATTGAATCAGCATAGTACGCGCCCTTATGGGCCGTCATGCACTCACCTTCCCAAATATGCTCATATAGGGCTGGATCAATTTTTTGAAGATAAAGCCGCTCTTTATTTAGCTCAATCGGGAACCAAGGGTTTGCAGACCAATTCGCCTTAACTACGATGCTATCCGGGTGAGGTGAAATAACGAACCGCTGGTATGTATCGTCATGCTGGCGCATAGGGTTAAATGACACCATAATCTGACTGCCGGGAGTTCTAATGGTAGGTATAAGAGTATCCCATGAAGACTTTGTAACCGCCTCAGCTTCTTCTACCCATACCCGATCTATTCCTTCCATAGATTTAATTTTATTAATATTAGAACGTAGCCCTTCAAATATAAACCTTGACCCGTTCTTTCCTAATATCTGAGTTTTTTGAATTTCAAAGAATGAAGATAATCCAAGACGATCAATTGTATCTGACAGTAGTTGAATAACAGAATCAGAAACGGATCTTTGTATTTCCCGGGCACATAAAATTCTAGTCTTTTTAGAGTATGCTTGAATAATGAGGAGTTGAGCTATGGCCCATGATTTGCCTGATCCCCTTCCACCATATGCCACCAAAAATCTTTTATCAGAAGTTGCAAATTCTTTAAACACTGCTGGCATTTCGGTATGTATTGTCACTCAGGAACGTCCCGGAAACCAACCATAATGTCAGAGTAAACATCTAAACCAACGTCACCAGAAACTTCAATAGACTTTCGTTTTGGAGCAACATATTGTGCCAGTTCTTTGTACATAGACCCGGCTAACATTAACTCGCCCTCTTCCATGGCCTGACTTGCAATTAATGCCATGCCCTCTATTGGATCACAATCAAGCTCTGCCAACCTATCAATAATGTTTTGAGTAGGTTTATTCGGAGTGCCTTTTGTACGACCTCCAGTTTTTATTCCTTTTGCCATAACAAATTCCTAATGCTCAGTCATGTTGTCTTCAATAAAATTAGAAAAAGATTCGACCCACGCCATAGCTTCCGCAATTAATAAATCATCTTCTTCATTCATAGACCTACCGCCATTAATATTAATGACTGCTTTAGCCAATAGGGTCAGATATAACGCGCCTTGATTTACTACGTCCTGCCCATACACGCTTTCAATCGTCATAATTACCTTCTTCTTTTGGAAATAAAAGCATTGCGTTATCAATGGATTTATCCATCATTTCATCATCAATAGTTTCACTAACACCATCACCCAAATAAACAAATATGTGATCAATAACACCAACTCTATTCGGCTCATCCATTTCATCCAACATATCTCTACAGCCGTTGTTTTGAGTGGTTTTTAGGTAGCGATAACGAGCAGCGTCCTTCTCAATCGTCATAATATCCACTTTTTCCTTAACCATATGCTGGTTATGTCCGTCCCGGTAGGTTCCCGGTCAGTCCCTTCCCTGTGCGTCCAATTGCCCCCTCTCACTGGCTGTATTACCGCTTCTTCTGCTGTCCAGCCATACCGCAATCGGTCAGATAGCGTTTTCCAGTTCATGTTATTTTCGTCAGCTAATTCTTTAATTCCAACTTCTCTTCCGTGAAACATAACTTTATGATGCCTGTCGATGGTAGAACTTCCATTCTTAAATTTTATATTCAATTCCCACGCTTGGGTTTTCAGCGTTGAGTATTTCATTTCTAAAGCGTTCGCTGTTTCGCGCAGGGTATAACCCCTCATAGCAAATAACTGCAAGATTTCTTTAGTCTCACAGTTATACCGCTCTTTAAGATAATTATGCTTTCGTCTTTTCGCCTGTTGAGCCAAAGCCGCCCATCCCTCTTTCTGTTTCGCTAAGACTTTCAACTTTCTCCCATTTAAATGGAATGTTTTCCTCAATCATAATTTGAGCAATTCTTTCCCCCGGCTCAATGTATTGAGTCACTTCACTGTGGTTAGCCAAAGAAATGTAAACTTGCCCGGTATAATCTGAATCAATAATCCCAACAGCATTAGATGGTGCAAGCCCTCGCTTATCAGCTATACCCGACCTCGCGTAAATTTTGGCGCAATAACCCGTAGGCACTTGAATACTGATACCCGTAGGTATCATTTGACTGCTGCCTTGTATAATGTGTTGCGGTTGCCCAATCTCTGCCACCAGATCCATTGCAGCCGCGCCAATAGTTGAATATTCGGGCAGCGGAAACCTACCAGTGTGCTTAACTTTTACTGCAATTATTTTTTTCTTTGCTACTGCCATGTTAACTCCAACTCTCAATAGTAATCTTGCCTGTTACACCTTCGGCCCTTAGATCGTAGATGCGTTTAAATTCTTGCCTGTAATGTTTGGCAATATCTTTGACTTCTCGCTTTGCAGCCCGGCCTAAAGATGTGTCGTTAGATTTTTCGCGGAGAATATCAATAGCGCCTTGGCCTATCATTTCTAATTTATGTTCAGCGTGAAGGTTTGGCTGTGATCCAAGATAAGAATGACACCCGTAACAAAGCGCCTCAGCGTTTTCAACGCAAAACCTAATACCCCACTTTCCTCTGCCATGAAAATGGCTACAGTGTAATCCCATTCTTCGGCCCTCTTCGTAATAGGTGTGACACCTTTCACAAGTCCACTCTGCGGCAGACCTAATGCAATCACTAAAGGCTTTGTCAGCAGGGGTTCGTTTGATCGCTGCCATTACGCGGCTTCCTTGTATTCCGAATATAATTGCAGGCTCGGCTCACTCCATTTAACGTGCCGCTCAGATCCAAAAGCGTATATGTATTCAATACAGTCAGACATTTGTTTCTTTTTTAATTTTCTGGAAGATCCACCGATCATAATAATTCCACCTTCCGGGGTCGGGACGGGCTTTTGCCCTTGAATGATGCCAGTAAAAAAATACCGCCACTCGTCTTCTGTGATCAACCCCATCCACTCGACTTGAGTTTGAACGTCCCGTATTAGAGGATGAAGCTTATCGTTTTGTTTAGGCGTTCTTAACGGACGACTCAAGGTGCAAACAACCTCCCCTGCAAATAACCCCTTGTTGATCATTTGAGATATTCGCGGAATTACATCGGCAACATTTTTATTAGTAACGCTAAAGATCATTTCGCTCATAGTGAGGTGGGCCACAGCAAACCGCGCTTTACCCGATTGCTTGTATCATTGCCAGATTCAATAATATTATTTTTATCAAGCAATTCACGAACACGACCAGTAACCCGATTAATTTCCCATCCCAAAGCCGCGCCAATGTCTTGTCGTGTAATCGGCGCTTTTTCTTTAATCACCCTTAAAACTTCAATTCTTGCTTGCCCTGTTACCGGGGCGATTGAAGCCATTGCTTCCCTGCTATTTGAATGGATCATGCTGTTCTCCGCTGGTTAAACTTTTGTTGTGCAATCTTTTTTAATTTTGGGTTCATCATTGACTTGTGAATAGGATCTAAGCCGCCAGATTGCCCGTGAGAGCATTTCTTTATAGTTAACCCTCGGCCTAGGTAGTCTTTTATTTTTTGATCGCTACATGGGCTTACAGGCTTTGGTGGAGGTAAATAGTCTTTCATGCTAGTTTGTAGGTTAGGGTGTTTCGGTTAAGTGTTGTAAAGATAGAGCAACGCCTTTCTCCGAACAGAACCATATCCCCTGATTTTTTTAATTCTTGCAATCTGTGCTTAACATCCAGTTCATCAATATCTAAAATTGCAGCAATTTCTCGTCTAGTTTTGGGCTCGCTGTTTTTCATTTTGTCTAAAATTAACAATCGCTGTATTGCGGCTTTACTTAAATTAGTTTTAGGTTCTTTTTTCTGCGACATTTTAAACGCAAGATCAATTTCATCCTGATTGTTAGAAAGCTGCCATTCACCCGAGCTAGAAAAATAAAAGTATTTATTTAAATGTCCAACTTTATAAAGTAACGGCCCTTCTCTAAATATCATCTTGTATTCCTTACCAATCTGTATTGTGAACATCTAGCACTGCTGCTGTGACGCTTTTATTCTTTATTTGTTTAGCATTAAATCCACTGTTAATTTTGTTAATAAATATCTGACTATCCTCTTGTGGAATCACCCCAATGTTTTCAGCAAACTGTTCTAGCTTGTCTCCATCACGGCAAATTAAGGATAAGCAGTTGTACTTAGTTCCTTTGTCGTTTTGCCCCATGTGATGAGCAGATTTAGAACACCCATCAATCGCTTTTAAAATGTAATCAAGCTCGTATCCTTGCTTCATACGCGCCTTAATAAACTTCTTCCTCTCGGGAGTTAACTTGCATGATGCGTTTTTCTTCATCACCATTACCCAGTAATCAAAAATAACTTGCACTTCATCGACAGGTTGAGGCGCAGCCTCGACAATGCTTTTATTGTTTATTGTTTCTTGTTTCTTGTTTACTGGTTCTTGTTTAGTTGCACATCCGTTCAACGTCTGTTCAACAGGTGTTGATTTCTGTTTAACCTTTTTACTTTTCGCTTGCCTCGCTTTGGCAGAAGCAATGCCTGCTTTAGCCTTGGCAGTAGTGTTAGCTCGGTATTTAGCAATCTCTAAATCACACCGGGCATGAGTATAAGTAGATCCAGAATCAACAAAAAACTCGCTCAATACATAAGACAATGAGGTTTTTTCTTCTTCGCTGTGGGCTAAAACTCGTTTGGATAAACGATCAAAGTCAACAGACTGTAACGGCTGTTCGGTGTCGTAATACAGTTCTATTAACTCTCTGTACAACGCACGTTCAACACGCGTTAAATGTCGTGTGGAGTTATTGAAGTCGCCTATATTGTGGCTGTAGTAATGCACATATCTCTCCTCTGCTCATCTATCTGATATATCGCTATTCATCTAAAAGGGGTTGGAATACATTGAGGTCACGCATTTTCTTTTTGTATTCATTATTGAGGGCTAATCGAATGACTGCCGACAAATCAGTACCCGTATGTTCACCCGTAAGTTTTACAAACTTATATAACTTATCGTCTAGGTGTACTGTGACTGGATTATTTAGCTTACCTTCCATCGGTTCTTCCTTGACTATTCAGCTTGAGCTATTTGAGTTAGTAGATAATGGATATGGTAAAGCCGCGAATCAGGAACAAACTCACCCCACTGAATTACAGCTTGGGGAGTTATGCCAACGGCTCTAGCCACCTTGGATTTATTGCCATAAGCAGCAATCACTTCGGCTGTTTGTATTTGTTTAGGTATATTCATAGAAAAATGATAGCGCGCTTTCAATAATAACGCAACACCTGTAAACGCAGTTTCATTAATACGTTGTAAACTGGCTTACATTTTTACAAAAGAGAGAGTTAAATATAAACATGGATTTAGGTAAACGAGTTAAAGCTCTAAGAAAATCTAAAGGCTGGTCACAAGAAGAGCTAGCAAGCCGAACATCAATGAGTAGAGGTCGAATAGGCCAACTTGAAACTAATCCGTTAGCAGAAGTTAAAGGTGCTAATTTAGTTTCTTTAGCATCAGCATTGGGATTTTCAACTGAAAAGTTGCTATCAAAAGAAGAATTATTAGCCGTTGCAGGAGTAAAAACCAAGCCATTAACAAGGAAAATTCCCATACTTTCATGGGTCTATTTAAGCAGTATCAATAAAGGAGAAAGTTTAATGCTTGAGAGTGATCGTTGGATAGGTTGTCCCGACGATATTGGAGAAAATAGTTTTGCCTTAGCGGTAGAAAATGATCTTATGACGAATAGTGTGGGTAGAAGTTACCCGGTTGGCTCATTTGTTTTTGTAGATCAGGATAGACCCCCAAAGAGCGGTGACAGGGTTATAGCTGTTAACCGAAAGACTTTGGATTCAGTATTCAGAGAATACGTGATTGAGGGTTCAGTGAGTTATTTAAAGCCATTGAATCAACAATATTCAACTAAAGAGTGTGATGAACACACCGAAATAATAGGGGTTGTGGTCGGTAGTTATCTGGCTGAATAATATGTTAGTAATTAACTTAAACAATAACCGATCAAAAAAGCTTGCATGGATGGTTCAAGATTGGCCTTGGTGGATTATACACACAGACCGATACTTTGATTGCTACCCTGCGGTTAATTTAGATCAGCCAATATTTCAATTTATGGCAACAAATTTTGGAAACAACAAAAATGAGCAGTGTCCAAGTGGGCCACCACTATAATTTAAGTTATTTTCCATACCCTCCTATCTAATAATTATTCCTAGTTATCATTTCTACAACTCTTTTAAATTCCTCAAAACTTACAAAAACTATCAATTTTAAAAAATTATATATAAAGCCTTGCTAAAAATTGAAAGCCTGCTAACATAACGATTGTAAGTTTTTGTTAAAAAGGAAAGAAAATGAACTCAATTAACCATTGCCATGTAACCGCACAAGTTAACGCACACACAGACTCAATCGATCTTCCTGACTTTATCTTAACTGACGCAATTGCTGAGATCACGCAAGAGTTGCTAGACCACGGCTTAATCATTATTGCAGGTGAAGAGATTCATGTAATGGATCTTTACCAATATGGCGATCAAGACGACCAAGCCAATTTAATTTTTATGACGAGGCGCGACCCTGAGAACGCTCAAGAATTTTCAACCAAGATCATAAGTGATTGTGCAAAATCCTATTTTGAAGATAACGAGCTAGTTATTACCTACCTTTCCGAAAAGCACTCGGAGTATTAACCATGACTAAAGAGACTTTAATCATTAACACCATCGGATGCGTGATTTGGGCTGTTTGCTCAATCTGGTTTTGGATAGGTTTAACAGCATGAGCCGGGCAACAATTAATGTTTGGCTGTTTGTAATTGTATTAATTTTATCGGGAGTAGAGATATGAATATTGAAAAGAAAAAGTTTTTAGCTAAACAAAAAGCAGATCTTGATTGGCAAAAAGTAGGAGGCAATGAAAACCCCTACTTGGCAGATAGAGAGCCAGAAGCGCGACAGGCTTATGATGATCGCTTTAATCAAATAGCATTTGAAATGGATTTTTTTCATGGGAGAACTGTTTAGATGGATATTTTAAACCTTTTGTATATGCCGTTTACCAAAGCCGAAGTTGATTTTAGACAAGGCAGTGGCGGCAAAAGATTAGCTTACATTGACGCTCGAACAGTAATGAAAAGGCTTGATGATGTTATGGGTATTGATGGTTGGCAAGATTCTTATAAGTCTATTGAGAATAGAACAATCTGTGAACTTTCATTAAAGATTAATGGCGTTTGGATTACCAAGTCTGATGGGGCTGGCGACACTAAAATTGAAGGCGCTAAGGGCGGTATTTCAGATTCATTTAAACGTGCGGCTGTAAAATTTGGCATTGGTCGATACTTATATTATTTACCAAAGGACGTAAATTCTTTTGACCAAATGCCTACTTGGGCACTGCAAAGCACAAAAAGAATAGATAAAGAGCTAATGCAAAGGGTCTTAATGGCATTAATAGAAGCCATTGAATCCGATGATTCAGTGCAAGCTAAAGACGCATTAGAAGGTCTTTCTGAGCGTGAACAAAGTTTTATTTGGAGCATAACTAACAGTAAACAAAAATCAGCAGTTCATTCATTAACATTTGAAGAGGTAGCAGCATGAGTCAGTTTGACAATAATAACACCGGGGCTTTATTCAGAAATACACGCAAAGATACTGATCGACACCCTGATTACAACGGAAATTGTGAAATAAATGGTGTCCATATGTGGATGTCTGCATGGCTTAAAACTAGCAAAAATGGGCAAAAGTTTATGTCATTTAGTTTTAACCCAAAAGAAAATCAGCCACATCAACAGCCACCGCAGCAGTCAACACAAATGGCTCAAGCTAAGGAAAATGCTATAGCTGAATGGGACAAAAGCCCAAGCAAAGGAGATGGGGATGGTTTTGGTGATGATGATATTCCATTTTAGGAGGCGTTATGAAATCTCAAATTGGTTACAGCATTAATGATAAGACTAAGGTTGGTTACAACATTAATGAATTAAACCGGGCTAATAACGACATTGACGCTGACATTTGCACAGATTGTGGAATGTCAGTTGACGATGAAGATTTTACTTGGCATCACCCGGAAGCCATGAGTGATGAAGAAATGGGGTTAGCATGAATACTAAACTGCAAGTACAAGTTCCTGTGCCTATAACAATGTTGTCTGACGAGGATATAGTTGCAGAAATAAACAGGAGAAATCTTTTAATTAAATTTGCTCGTAAGCCTGCAAAGGCTAAAGAATCAAAACCGAAAGATTGGGTTAAATTGGGATTAAGCCCTAGCACTATTGTTGAAGATTGGAATTGAAGGGGATAGTATGCTGGATCGTGTATTAATTAAAAAGTTTTGTGAGCAGTCAGGTTATAGTTATACGGCTGTTTACAAGAAATGTGTGACCGGGGTATTTACTGAGGGAAAAGAGTTTTTCCGCGCCCCCGATAACCATATCTTTATAAGCAAGTCGGGGTTTGACAAATGGGTAGCAAGTACGTTGGAATCAAAGCAAGGGCAGAATCTTCGATTGAAATCGGCTTCTCGTATAAGGGCTTATGGAGGCGCGAAACAATCCGCCTCAAACCTACAGCCGCTAACTTAAAACGTGCTGCCAACCACCGAGCGTCAATCCTACATGAGATTGACCTTGGTACTTTTAACTATGCGTTAGTCTTCCCCGAATCCCCTAACCTACATTTATTTGCCTCCGTAGAAGCTGACACAACTATAGAAGAAGTGTTAAAGAAATGGTACAAAGTTAAAGCCCCTCAATGCCATTCATCCACGTTAGATGGATACCGAAAAATAGTCTTTAATCAATTAATCCCTCAGTTTGGTCATATTTCTGTGCATGAGTTTCGCGCTCACCACATGAGAGATTGGATTATTAGTTGTACAAAAATGGGAAACAAGAGGATTCGGAATGTGGTATCTCCACTTCGTTGCGCTTTATCTCTTGCCGTTACAGACCAAGTAATTGAGAAAAACCATTTGCACCTATTTGTTTATGCCCGGTTAGAAACTGCCGCGCAAATAAAAGCTAGGGGCAAAAAACTTGATCCGTTTAACTTAGAAGAAATGAACCTAATTTTTGATACGGCAACAGGGCAAGAGCATAATTTATTTAAAACGGCTTTTTGGTCAGGCATGAGAACCAGCGAGTTATGCGCTTTACTGTGGGAAGATATTGATTTTGTCATGGGTACTATTAAGGTGGATAAAGGTTTAACTATGGCGGCTGATGAAGCCGAGCCGCCTAAGACTATTGCCGGGGAAAGATTAATTAAAATGCTGCCTCAAGCAAGGAAAGCATTACTAGCCCAAAAAGAACATACTTTTTTAAATGGTCAAGAAGTATTTCACGACTCTTTGCATGGCAAGCCTTGGGTTGGTGATCAACCAATTCGTAAACGCTGGACTACTATTTTACGCAAAGCAGGGGTTCGTTATCGCAGACCATACCAAACAAGACACACCTACGCGTCCATGATGTTAACGTCTGGAGAAGAGTTAGGCTGGTTTAGCCGACAGCTAGGTCATAAGAATGTTAACGTCACTACTAGCATTTACGCACAATGGATAGAATTAGCAGGCCATGATGGTGGAAGCTTAATAGATGCTAAATTCGGGGACGGGGGTTCGATTCCCCAAGTGGGAACTGAACCAATAAAGTTGATTAAAAAGTGATCAATTATGGTATAAAATTGGTACATATTACACAACCACTACACAGTGAGTTTGTAAGTCATTGATTCATATAACATAGACGGGGGTTCGACTCCCCCCATCTCCACCACATAGCAGTATTAAAAGGCAGCGTTTTCAATTACTTGAGAGCGTTGCTTTTTTTTGTTGTGTAATAAAGTAGCGCTCAATAGTACACAATTGCTCTGATAACTACACAGAATACTACACAAGATTGTAATATTGAAAAAAAATATAATTATTTTACAATGGTCTTAACTGGGTTAATCTGAGTTGTTTAGAGCCACCTATAAAAAAGCCCTCATTGATCAGGAGGGCAAGGCTAGGGAGCACTAGCAGGGGAACCTTATTTCTTTTTCATTACACTTTCGGCTAACCCGCCTCCGAAGTAAAACATGACTATTGTTAACATAATCCAATCAATCTGAAACTCTTGGAGGATGCTTTTTACTGCTGCAACGTCTTTGTCCAAGAACATCATCACAATTACTAGCACATAGGTTGAGATGTAAGTCACAGCAAATAGGGTGGCTAGTATGCGTTGAGCGATCTTGAAGGGAGCGTAAGCACTCATTAAGTCAGTTTTAGCCTTGGTCTTGGCTTCAACCATTTCAACGTCAGAGGTGTGGAATGAATCAATTAAATCCATGCCCTTACTTATAACGTCACTACTGCCAAAAATCGTGCTTAGAACACCCATAATTAGTCAACAACCTGAAAGTGAGGAAGGTCTTGCCATGACCGCCAGAGGCCAGCCCACTGTAGCTCTGTTCCTAACTGGCTGGCACTCTGCAACATAGCAGTGGCGATTGTGGTAAGGTGAAGGGTGTCCCAACTGGCCTTTCCATCAACGTAAGCGAACACATCGAGGGCTTTGCCAGTTTGGTGATATGACTTGTTAGTTGACCCGTCACACTTAGATTTGCCAGAGGCGTACAGTTCAGCTTGGTCTTGGGTACTGCGAAAGCCGCCAGTAGAGGGGATACCAAAATCAATAGGGCTAAGTTTAATCGCAAGCTCTGCAATGTCAATGAGCCTATCATCTATACCCTCCATATTTTTCATACTGTTTGTGCCTAACTGAAACGTCATTAGATTCTCCCCATTACATACGATGAAACGCCACCTAAAGCAGCAGCCAAGATGATTACGCCAGCCGCCATACCCTTGCCCTTTGCTAGCTGGATCTCTTGAGCAGCTAATCGGTCATTAAGTTTAGCCATTGTTCGCGTCAAAGATTCAACGTCTTTGTTTAACTGAGTAACTGCGCTGACCAATTGGCCTGCTTCAAAGTCTGGCATACCTGACATTTGTCTTATCTCTCAAAATTAAAAATCATGTAAAGACTTAAAAGTCCGATACCTAATAAACTAACAACAATAAACAGTGCAGTTTGTATCTGGCTAATAGTCTCTGCCCATTCGCTGTCTTTTTTTGCTTTAGCTTTAATTGCAGCCTTTGCCGCGTTAGCTCTTTGAATACTTCTTTTATTTTTAAACGCTTGGAAATCTTGCCACATATGAAGCCGAGTTTTTTTCATCAAAAATTCAAGTTGTTTTTCAGCGTTATTCAACTTTTCCAATTCGTAAAAGGCTTCTAGATCGTTACTAGTACCGCTTGTTTTGTTGACCTCATCTTCTACCTTTTCTTTATGGCTCAGATATGACCCAATTGCCTTACCACATTCGGCAATATCTTTGCCGTTTTGCACAGCTTTTTTAATTACCGAGAACGCCACATTAGCAGCCATAACCGATTCTAGGAGCATTTAGCCACCCAGTGTAAGGTTGATATGAATCTAGGATTCTCATACGCCACCACGCCTGTAACTTTCGCTACGCTGTAACGCTCGGTCACTTCACGCTGGCTTGTCTGCGCTTCAGCCACAATTGTCTGTCCTACAGGCGCAGGCATAAAGACGGGATACACCTCACCAATCGTTGACCACATTTACTTCTTCTTAATTTTCTTAGGTGTCCTAGCTGCTGCTGCTGCTGCTTTCTTCCCAGCAGGCGTGTATGCGTATTTCTTCCCTTTAACTACTGGCATTGTTAACTCCTATATATTTTTTTAGTCTTTCATCACGATCTCTTTTTAGGGCAGAGCTACCCAATTAGTAGTCGATTCATCCCACCTATATTCCCCCTCAGACGGCATGGCTGTTGGTGGTTTATATGCACAAGTTGTTTCGTTAAATGTCCATGATGCCCAATTTGGAGCTATAGCCCAACTAGCCTTAACTTGGTTCTGTTTTTCTGTTTTCTCTGCGTCAGTCATTTGTAAAATATACCAAACGTCTGTAAATCCACTTTCCGTTGCTTCATATTCACAACCGCAACTTTCGTGACCATGTGATATATCAATCTTTTCATATACACCAATAACTGGCTGCTCTACTCTAACAAAATGAGCAAACCCATCAGGTGCAGTTTCAAGATCATGGTCAGGGAATAACTGCCGCATGTTATCTTCGAGAATTGGATGTTGGTATGGTTGACCCTCGCGTATTTGTATAAATAGTGACATTACAAATCTCCTGTATTTGTTTGTGGAAATGAACGCCCTGCACCCCAAATTATACGAACTGCCCCGCCCCCAGAAATGGTCATTCCTGCACCGCCATACGTGCCGCCACTAGAAGAACTGCCGCTACTGCCACCAGAACCACCACCGCCGCCTGTATTTGAACCTCCTGCACCATTAGACCCTTTACCTAGAATGCCAGTTCCGCCGCCTCCAAAGGCTCTGTAGTTGGTACGTGAGGCGCCGCCACCGCCACCTCCCCCCTCACCCGCACCACCATTTTGGTTATAATAAGTAGCGTCTCCACCACCCATACCCCCTCCCCCAGTGTAACCGCCAGCACCGCCACCGCCGCCTATGCCACTGTATATCACGCCTGACGTCCCACCTTGACCACCTCCATCACCAACATAGCTACCTCCAGCTGTATAATCGCCGCCACCACTGCCTTTCATTCCACGAACTGTAGTGGGGCTATTAAAATATGAATCATTCCCTGAGTATCCACCCGCTGCGGCACCGACTACAACAGTGTAAGCAGTACCCGAGTTAACGCTGATATTATTCTTCCACCCCAGACCTGCACCTGAACCAGACCTGTACGCTTCGCCGCCATGACATGCGCCGCTTCCAATACAAACAACAGATACGCTAGAAACCCCCGATGGAGGTACAAAAGAATATGATCCCGCTGTTGTATAAGCCTGTTGTCCTATAACTGGAACAGTGCTGCTATTATTTGAGTTAGCAGAAACAGCCCCTAGCGAGTTGGTAGCAGTAACTACGCATCTTATTGTACTGCCAGCATCAGCGGCAACAATCGTATAAGAACTAGAAGTTGCACTACCAAGGTTAGTTGAGCCACGCTGCCATTGATAAGTAAATGATGGCGCTGGTGCGCCTGTCCACGTTCCTGTCGAACTAGACAATGACTGACCGACTGACGCTGTCCCCGTAACCGCTGGCGCATTAGTATTGACGGGCAAAGAGCCATAAGAGTTGCCGACAAATGCTAGATTTATGCCGCTCATGTCACGTTACCTGTGACCACGCATACAGTTCCGCTAATAAATAAAACATTACAAATGCCTCTTGTTGCAAGTGTCATTGTAGAAGCATTGGCGTTAGCTCCACCAATAAAGGCGGTTGTAACTGAGCAAGTTAACGTGATATTACCAGAAGTATTGTTGAAAATTAAAACAGCATCACCCGTTGCAAATGTTGAATTGGGAATCACAATTGCACCACTTGAACCGCACTCAATTAGTTCACCAATATCGGTTGTTGCCAATGTATAACTGGCGGTTTTTGATGCGCCCGATTTTGGTATATTCGGATAAATAGTGTCTAGTTTCGTCCCATCCGTACCTACGTCACGACCATCAAATGTGGAATTAGTCGTAATGGCTCCTGTCATTGCCCCACCCGCCTTCGGGAGTGCTGCCCCACTTGTATTAGTTGTTGTTGTAACGTCTGATTGCTTTGCTAGCTCTACCCATGCGCCTCCATGAGCATAATAGGCTTGCCCTGTGGCGTGTACGTGAGCAAACATTCCATGATACGTAGTAGCAGAAGGAAGATCGCTAGTCTGGGCATACATATTAGAGAATAAAATCTTACCTGTGCTGGTAATAGTGTTTGCACCCATTGCCAAACCACCCGTCATAGTACCGCCAGCCTTTGGTAAAGCTGCTGCTGCCGTTGCAGTGGTAGTAGTCAAAGCAGATTCACGCGCCAATGGAAAACCGCCAGCCGTTGAACCATCATGCACAACAAGTGTGTCTTTAGTCGTATCAACAGTAGTTTCTCGCACTGCGCCAGTAAAAGACCCATGTTCGGAAGTCGTACCGCCGCGAAGTTGTAATAATTTGCTCATGTTAGACCTCCAAAGTCTAGTTGTAGGTTCGCACCTGAAATCGTTCCTATGTTAGTCATGTTGTTATTTTGTCCGTCTAAAGCACCGCCAAGTTGAGGTGATGTATCAGCTACAACACTTGTAATTCCTGATATGATTCCGCTAAACGCTGAACCTGTATAATATTTCAAAACATTCGCGGTGCTGTCGTACCAAAGATCACCCGTACTAGGGCCAGCAGGAGCAGAGGACGATATTTTATATTCGTTTGCATAGCGGTTAACGTCTGCGATTGAGCCAGCAACAGTGTTTACATTAGCTATACCAGAGCCGACAGTGTTTACGTTTGCTATTCCTGCGCCTACTGTATTTACGTTTGCCACTGCGCCAGCGACAGTATTTACATTGGCGATTGCACCACCAACAGTATCAATTGAGTTGCCCGTTGCTGTAGTAACTGCTGCTGTGATGGAGCCTAAATCTTCTGAGTAAACAATGTTGCCAGCAACAATATCCACGTTAGCCTGATTCGCGGCAGAGGGTGCAATTACTGCCCATGCGCTGCCATTCCAAACACTCATTACCTGCGAACTGGTATTGAAATATAACGCTCCGACTATTAACGAATTAGAGTCGTTATCAGTTGCGGGTACTGACCCCTTCGCTCCTAAATATCGGTCGTCAAATGAGTCGAATGAGGCTGCTGCATTAGTTGCAGAAGACGCGGCAGCGGTTGCAGAGTTAGCTCCTGCCGTTGCGCTGTTAGCACTAGCAGTGGCAGAGTTAGCACTAGCGGTAGCAGAACTAGCCGCTTGACCAGCTTTGGTTGTTGATATGGCAGATTGGGCAGTTGCTAAAGTTACTTGGGCAGTTGCTAGAGTTACTTGGGCTGCACCATTTGTTGTCGCCTCACTAGCTTTGGTACTTGCTGTTGACGCGCTAGACGCTGCCGCAGTAGCAGAGTTAGCCGAATTGGTAGCTGATGTAGACCCTGCGCTGGCACTGTTAGCTCCTGCGGTAGCTGAGTTAGCAGACGCGGTAGCAGAAGACGCGGCTTCACTAGCTTTAGTCGTTGCTGTACTAGCTTTAGTCGTTGCTGTATTAGCTTGAGTAGTAGCTGTGTTTGCTTTAGTTGTAGCAATAGACGCTTGCGCGGTTGAAGTGTTTGCTTGCGTAGTTGATGTGCTAGCAGAGTTTGCGGCAGCAGTAGCAGAAGAAGCGGCTTCTGATGCCTTTGTAGTGGCTGTGGTGGCTGATGCTGCGACTGCTGTGGCATTGATGACCAAGGCCCACTTAGAGGCTGACACATCACTTGATAGTGTTCCAGACGTATGCCCGACTAAACATATATAAACATTGTTAGTCGCAGAGTCTAAGACTAAATCACGCGCTGCAAATGCGGTGCTTGTTGCCCAATTACCTTGCCACTCTCCTAGCTCTGACGCTATTGATATGTTGCCTGCGGAATCATACGCTAAAACTTTGCTTGCTCGGTTAGCAACAGTGTCAGAAATTTCTTGAGTGCCACCATCGTAGACTGTGGCTGAAAACCGAATAGAGCGACTAACTTCTTCTTGAAGCTGCTGCACCATCATCGTTAATTTATCGTATGCTGACTCAATAATGTTGGCATCAAACGCGCCATAGTTAATCAGATCAACACCTTGGGTTAACGCCAAGCTTCTCAATAATATGACATTACCAGTAGCAGCCGAGGGTACACTGCCACTAGTAAAGGTGACATTACCACCACCTGTAAGACCTACATTTGATAACGTGTAATGAGTGTTAATGGTCTTTAAAACACCATTTAAATAGACTTGTATATCTGCCGCAACAAATATTTTAAACGTATATGCAAAAGCAGTTTGAGAGCCGTTGCCGTTGTAGCTATGTTTGTTTGTGGTACTAGATACAGTCACGTTATGTAATCTCCTAAAGATTTAGAAGACACATTAACTATTTCCTACGCGGTTATTAGAAGCTAATCGCTTTATTTAAGTCAGGAGATCGTCCCGGGGTAGGCTTCCCTTTGTCCCACCAATAATCTTGATTGTAATCTTTTTTCCTAGTTTTCATTTGCTTTTTAAATTTCTTTCTGGCTTTAGGATCAGCCATTTGTTGCATTTCATTTATAACCATTCGCTCAAATGCAAGTCGCGTATACCACAATGAGCCTGCCGGGAGGTTTTGTTGTGCAAATCTTATAGCTTCACTACCAAGGTTCATATCCTCACCTTTAATGGCTTGTTGCATATTGCCTATAGTTAGCGTTGTAAAGCTATCTGCAAGGCCAGCGACCGGGCCAAGCAATGAAGTAACCGGGCCTTGACCAAATCGGTTTGCATCAGCAAATAAGAAGTCTCCAAATATACCAGCGCCACCACCTTGAAGAAACGCTGCACCAAAGAACTGAGGGGTGTTTGTATCCATAGGATCTCGACCCTTTGCAATTTCTTTAGCTTGCAGAGAAAGGCCACCCATTATCGTTGTAGATACCACTAAGCTACCTAAATAAGAGCCTTTGCCCCTCCAGCCTTTTTGCTTTATTCCGCGCATTAAGTGAGTGGTCATTACAGTAATGGGGAAAGATTTAAACATAAACGCTGATCTGGATATTTCCCCCATAATGGTTCCGCTTCTTTGGCCCATTGTAGTAATAGCTCTAACCCTAGCGTCTGGTGTTGGAACTGCATAATCAGTCTCAGTCAAAACCATTTCTTGCACTTTAGTTGATAAGTCTATTTTCTGTCGCTCACTAAGATCAGAGCGAGACATTATGTTTTCAGCGGAAAAATACTTAGCCCCTTTATAATCTATGGCTTCGGTTGTTCTCATTATCTCCCAATCATCTGAGTTTATTCCATAACGCTTAAACCCTTTTTGTAAAGCAGGAGGCAGATCATTAAACGATCTTGCGGCTTGGTCAGATATAAAAGAATGAAACTCCATGCCAAAAGCTTTACGGCCTGCGTCAGTCCAAGAACTAAGAAACGAGGCTTTCATTACAAAATCGGCAGCTTTTGCACTAAACCCTGATCCAGTTACTTCGGATTCTCTGTTAGCCGCTAATGCCCTTGTTGCCCAAGCGTCAGCCGTTAGCTGCATTTTTACCGCCATTAAACGATCGTCTGCGTTCTGTGGATTAAATAATGCCATTTGCCTAGCGATTACTTTATTGGAAGATAGGCCATTAAACTTAGAAGTTAGGCGTTGGAATGCGAGGTCAGATATTGCAGATAAGAATGCTCCACCCAATTTAGCAGACACTATTAAGCTACGAGAAGCTTTCATAAAATCAGCCATAACAATAGATTCAGCTTGATTAATTTTGCCAGATACAGTGTTCCATGTGCTTTCTAGTGTGCGTAAGTCATTACCTGTTGTGCCGTCTATCTTTGCCATATCTCGCAAAGTACGAAAAGCAGCCTCCGGGTTAGGGCCAAGCACTTCAAGCTTCGCTATATCTTGAGACATACTATTTAAGTGGTCAGTTAAAGTTGTGTATATGTCGTTGTGTCCATACTTGTCATGGTATTTAAGCCAAGCGTCACCATCTTTAAACATTAATACTCTGTGATCTTGCCGGGTGTTGGCTAACTTACTACCACCAGAAGCACCGGGAACCATATCAGACAAGCCATTAGTGGTAATCGTGTCATAAGCCTTATCCAGCATTAACTCCATTTCCAGATCGTTCATAGGTTGCCCGGAAGAATTGAGCATTTTTTGACGATTAAGAAGCGGTTGTATCTCATCTTTCCACTTTAACTTTGACGTTCCCTTTACTCTTAGTGAGTCATGGAATTGCGGCAAGCCCCATCCTTCTAACTTTTTTATGTCACCGCCTGCTTGATTAAATCTAACTCGGGCCGTTTCTGCTACCTGTGTCCATGTATCAGCGTGTTTTTTAGCTAAGGTGTTAGTTGTACCCTGCCCGAATAACTCACGAACCATATCCCTTAAGCCCTGTTGATCTTGCTTTAAGCCCATCATCTTTAAGCGATAGCTGTCCATTACTGGCGCAAACTCTGCATGAAAGGTTCCAAGTATAGCTTTAGCCCGGTTATCAATATTAGAGTATCCAGCACCCTCGCCCATATCTTTAACCAGCAAAGCCATTACCCCATCCCCAAAGGTTCCAGAATGGTTTTTTGCGTCATTAACGGCCCGGTTCATTACAACGGCCTGTAGTGCTGTTTGTCTTTTTCTTAACGCGACTTCTTGAGCTTTAGCTTGGAGTGCTTTTTTCTCTGCCAATGGCCTAGCTTGCTTTATGTCCATCTTGCCATTAAGAGTTAACTCCCGAGTAAAACCATCAATCTTATGCTGCAAGTCTAAACCTGTTTGCTCTTTGAGTAGGCCAGAAGAAATACCCCGGTCAATACAGTCGTGTAAATTAGCCACCCTAATCTCCTAAGCAAATAAATAATGAATCAAGTGAGTCTTGTTCTTTTTCAATATCGTCAAAAGCTTCTCGCATTGTTTGAGTCTCTACGATTTCCTCGCCAGCCTCATTAACAACCACTCTTTTAGGCAGCAAAATGCCGTCACCATTAGAAGCTAGTAATTCACTAGCTGCGGCTAAGTCTTCGTCAAACATATCTTTTAAATTGGGATCGTCTAGGTCAGACGCAATGGAATTGGCTAGTTGTTGCTCATCGTTAAGACTTGTGCGCCCCTGTACTTCTCGGCCCACTCCGAATCGTCTTGATACCCCTGTAAGATCACTTCCGTCATATCCAGCGTCAATGTTTCTTTCTTGGGTTCCAATAATTCTTTCTTGGATCTCTGTATGGGTTTTGCTTTCTTCATTTAATAATCCTCTTCGTTCAAGTACATTATACGCCTGTGTGTCCGATGGATCTATAAGTTTTGCGCTGCTTCCTGAGTTGTCAAAAATCCTGGCACTATCAACCAGTTTTGCATACTCCGAATAAGAAGCATTAAAGCCTTTGTGAGCCTGCACCATATCAGGAACACGCGGTAATCTACCTGATCCATAATAACGCTCTAAGGCTCTAATTAAAGCCTCTGACGGGTCTACAGTAACGCCAACCAACTCAACTCTATAACCATTAGCTTTAAAGTATTCGATTTGTTGAATTGCTTTTTTTTGATTACCCATAGTCTTGTCAACAATCAAATTCTTTCTACCGCTAACAGACAGATTTATTATCTCATTAGCAATCTCAGAACTTTCCTCATGCACAACCATTGCAGCCCTAAAATCTTTTTTATCCAAAATTATTTTATACTCGGGCAAGACTTCTTTAATGCCGTCCGGGTCTATATGAACAAATCCAGACTTAGGGATTTCACCAGACTCTTGTAGCATTTTTAGAACACCACCTTTTCCAGAAGCCCCTCCACCTCCCATTAAAACCACAAGAGGCTTTTCTCCATCTTTAGCAGAAACGCCCTCATCCATAATTTTTTTCATTATGGAGTCATGTAAAATTGATCTTTCTTCTGTGTAAGAATCGTTAAGCTTGTATCTCTTATAAGTTTCGATGAGTAACTCATCACCCTCTTTAATAGTGGGGCCGAGCTCTGGATAACCAAAATTATCTTTATCTGGATTAATTAAATTGCGATCAACTACAACCCTTGCAGTAAGTTTTCCTTTCTTGTCTTTAACAACCCTAAAAGATAACTCTGGCGAATCTTCGGGGATAACTGAGGGTCGAATAATGTTATCAGGTAATGATTCAATGTCTGTTACCGGGAATAACCCATCTTCGCGCGGTGCTTCATTTGCTTGTCTAGCCTCGCCAGCATCAACCCTTGTTCTATGTTTTTGAATTGCCTCTCGTTGAATGGCTGAGAAAATGTCGGCACTTGCTTTTTGTATTGACTCTCCAGATTTAAGTCTTTCTGCGGCTTGCTGTATTGCATCACTTACTGCCCCTTTTGTATTGGCTAACTTTGACAAGGCTACCATTGCGGCCTCACCATCTGCCACACGAACTAAGTTTTCATCCCGGTTAAGAACATTTCCAGCCGATTCAATACGACCACCTTGCTCATTTAAAACGCTAAAAGTTTGTCGATCACGCTTTACTTGCTTCATGGCGTGATCAATAACCCTTGCACGTTCCTTAAACAATGTTTCAGTTAAGGTCTGCCCACCGAATAAGTCCTCAGTCTCAGTACGCTGGAAGCCTGCCGCTTTCATATCTTGAACCATTATTCTTGCTTGGTTCAAATTGCTTGGCTTATGAATTGATAGCGCATTAATGATTGCAGATTGTTCATTTGAATCAGCAATTAAATCACCTACAATCGCACCATAACGAGCATCGACCACATCGTTAATAACCGCTTTAAAAGCATCATCACCTAACTTAGATAGTCCTTGTGCATCACGCACTAAGACGCTACTAGGAGGCAGTGGTGACATTCTTGACATACCATCAGCACCTAGCTCACGCAATACTTTAGCCGCGTCTATAGGCGTTCCTGTCCCTTCTGCAATGTTCTTAATTGCGGCCCTTTGTCGTGCATCAGAAGGTGTAACTCCATCAGTCTCTTTCCATACCCGGGCATTAAGTAAAACTTGTTCCGGGTCTTGACCAGCATCAAGAGCGCGATTAGCTAGTGCAAGCCTTTGGTGTCCATCAACAATGAACTGTTTACCATCGGCCCTTTCCCATACAACCACCACGCCTGCTAAATCAGCGTCCCATTCGTCAACACCTTTTAATCTATCTGTAACTCCGGCCTTATCGCCAGACGCTTTAAACTGAAATTGGTTAGCATCTACTGTGACATTTCTAGGATTAATAGATTCAATTTGCTGTCTGCCGTCAGACTCTAACCTAATATCATCAATTTCAGACTGAGTTATGGGTTTGCCTTTACTAGCGTTATCCATTGCCCGCTCTGTGACATTTAAGTGAGTGTTAATCTCTTGGGTGTTTTGAGGAAGAATATCATCCGCCAACTGTTGAGCGGCCTCATGTTCTTCCATTCCTTTTCTTAACTCAGGTGTATCAACGATTTGACCAGACGATACCGCTTTTTTGTAAGCTGCGACTAAGCCATGACCAGCGCCCCGGAGCATTGCTGCGCCTGCGCCTGTGGTTAATACAATATTAAGCGCTTCTTGAAAGGTAGGCTCTCGACCTAACTCTTCTTTATATTGGTATGCGTTATACTGAATACCTGCCTCAGTAATCATGGCGATACTAGCATCCCAACCCATCTTAGCTGCAATACCCCACTTTGCCGGGGGAGGGGCTAATACCATTGCTGCCACGTTTACCGGGTCAGTCATTGCACCGCCAGCAACGCCCATTAAGCCACCTATAACTCTCTGAGAAGGGTAGACTTGGCTGTATACTCTTTGCTGCTCTGCTTCTAATGCGTCAATGTCAGCATTAATAAAAGCCATGATTTCGTCACGATTAATAAAGCCTGCTTCTGGAAACTGCTTTTGTAAATCAGGGACAGAATCTAAAAAGTTTTCTGCCGTTGAAAGAAAAACAGCATTAAACTCAGGGCTTGTTTCGTCAAAGTTTTCAGACGGGCCTAGAAGGTTTGGCCTAGCAATGGTTAACTCTTCAACCTCTGGAAACATTTGTGGCGCATATTTTTTTACAGCGTTCATGTTTTGAATGTGGTACTTGAGGAAGGAGTTGCTTCTTGAAGTAGATTTCTCTGTTGCTCCAAAAGCATCAAAATCAATTCCAGCTACATCAAGTGTATTACTAATGCCTGTAAATGGTTCACTTGTGTCTATATCTAAACGCCCAATACCCATAGCTATTTATACTCCAACACAAAGTTTTCATTCCCGGATTTTAAAGTCTGGTTATTCCACATTAAGTAGTAACGCCCCTGCTCTCCAAACGATCTAATTTGAATCGTATTACTGTCTATTAATGATTTAATGTATGAGGATGAATCTTGTATCTGCACTGTTCCCTCAGCCTGACTGAGATCAGAATAATTGGCAGCACGACCATTCTCAAATTCCTCATAAACTATAATACTTTGTTCAGTAATCCCCGTTATGCTGTCAAAGGTAGACACTGGTAAACTAAGCTTCCAAGTGTTCATATCCTTTTCAGTCATTGATCGCCTTGCAGGAAATGTATAGTAATCTTCACTAAACATATTTCTACTGTCGCCTTTCATTTCTATAGGCTTTTGCATGACTAGATCCATAGCGTTATTCATGCGGTCTTCGTCTAAAACTTTTCCATAATCGCCAACATCAGCCGACATTGAGGCGTATACATAACGAATATTTGCCATCATTCCCATGCGATAGTTAGCATCCCCTTGAGGATAAAGGCCCGACTTAGTAAACCTATCTTCAAATAAATCTGACATATCCGCTGTGCTTGGAAGTATATCTCCGGGCTTTAATTTCATTCCTTTGGTTACATGGTTTACTGCCTCAGCACCATCTTCTTGAGCCATAAGCGTTCCTAAAATAACCTTGTCGTCAGACACTTTGCCTAAAAGGTTTTCTAGAACGTCATAAGACTTTTGCCCGGCTGCATCAATAAAACTACCTAAGAAATTAGAATCTTTTTTATTAATCATCTGAGCCAATAAGCTTGTGTCAGATTCAGAGAACAAGCTTGAATCAATTCCCCACTGATCATCAAGACGGCCTTTTCTAATCTCCATTTCTTGAATAAAGGTTTTCAGATTATTATTATCTATAGCGTCTTGAAGCGTGTTTATTTGTGGTTTTAATATACCCATTTGTACTGCTGCTAATTGAGGGTCTTTTTTAACTAAACTCATTACACGCTCAATTGAAGTTGCCACAAACTGATTTTTCTCAGACTCTTCTAAGGTGTCTGCCAAGCCACCTAGCGCGGCTTGTTTCATAGAGTTGAGTTCTGCCATGCTACTTGAACTTATAGAATCACGCAGTTCTGAACTCCAAGCTAAGGATTGAGCCATTTCTTTTTGAATTTCGGGGTCTGCGATCTCGTTAGCTATGGCTGTGAACTCGTCAATAAAAACGTCAGTAACTAACTGGCCCTCTTTTAATTGGTTAGCCATAGCCAAACCTGTTTTCTCAAGCCCTTTTTGTCGCTCCTTTTCAATTGCAACCACCGCTTTAGCTTCGATTCTAGCGTTAGTTAAATCCTGTTTTAAAAGAGTATTCATACGAGATTGCAAACTTAATTGCTCGTCTACTGGCATTTCAACCGGGGGGTTTTCAATAAAGCTATCTAAAAATGCTTGACCATCACCACTTGCTCTTTCAACACCAAAATCACTAGATACTTTAGCGGCCTGCCATTTTGATCTAAAGCTGTCATATTGGCTTTCCCCTTGGCTTGGGGTTACTACTGATCCGGCAACCTTAGATTCAATATCTGATCTAGCTCGATCTAGTCCATTTTCTAAGTCTAGCTCATAATGATTTAGGTTCTTTGTTAGCTCACCTTGCAAATGTTCTGTCTGCCTGCCTCGGTGAAAACTATTTACTTTACCTGTCATACTCAAGCTGTATTTTTCAACACTTTGGTTATAAGCCACTTTAGATGAAGGAAAAGATAGATTCTCCCTATGCTTACTAATTAGTCCTTCCATGTTTTTTTTAAACTGATCTTGTATACCGCCATAGGTAGGCTTGCCATTAGCATCATAAGCATCAGAATCTTGAAGTGATTGCATTAAGGCTTGAGTGTCTTTTTCCAATCCTATAGAAGCGGAGTGCATTTCTGCTTCTTGTTCGGCCTTTTGAACTTTAGCCTCATAATCACCGACAACTTTAGTCAGTGCTTGGGTTGTTTTCATCTTGGCTTGAGCCGCAGAAGATATAGCGCCTAAACTTATCTGCTCTGCCCCGGGTACACCTGTTTGACTTATTCCTTGGATTCTCACGTTATCTTACCCCACCAATCATTCTTGTTGCCTATGTTGCCTACGTTAGAAATAAGCAAGCTTTCACCTTGGCTGCTCATTGCGCTAGCCTGCGCAGAAGCACCAGCGCGTCTAGCTGAGGCGGTTCTTGCACCTTGCTGTGCTGTGAAATTCATTTCATTTTCTGCCACATTAGCTGCCTCAGCCATAACCGCAAGAGTAGAAACGCTACCAATATCCACGCCTGCTTTAGCATAAGAAACAACTCTTTGCCCTTGCTCTTGTTGATATTTATACCTAGTGCGCCTTAATCTTTCTTTTGTTTCTAACTCACTTAGTTGTGCATTCTTTTCGCCTGCTTCTTTCATATCAGAAGACGCGCTCTGAGAATCGCTAAATTGCTTCACTGCCCCTGCGATTTGCAGAAAAGTCATAAAACTCATACTTAATCTCCCACGCTTAACGTGCCGAACAGCGATACAATATGGCAGGCCAGCGGTAAATCTTGTTCAATGGTAATGCGACCATCCCGGTCATAGCCTAGATTTTTAATGTTTATATCCTCAGTTGCCGTAGGTTCTTCATTACCATAGTTTGTGCCGGGTGATCTAACAGGCGGCCTCTGCCCATTAATCTTAGGAATGGCTGAATTATCTAAACGAACAAATATCTCATTCCAGCGTTTCATCTTGCCCAGTGTTGTGCCAGATCCAGCATTAGCGCCCGGGCGAGTAGGTGTTAACCTTGAGACATATTTAAGACCAACCTTAATGCTTGTTGCCGCATAATTTAAGGTAAGCGCACCGCTAGAAACGACTAAATCAGGGTGTACAGCACCATCGGCTGTAATCTGAACAGTCTTGCCCTCTAGGTGAGAAAGTCCCGTCACTGAGCTTGTAGAGCTTCCAGAGTAGGAAATCATACTGTCCATAAAGAAATTAGGGGTGTAACGCTCAACGAACTGCTTTACAGCGCCATTAATCGTGCGCTTAACAACAAGCCA